ACAAATTTATTTTATCTTCAGTTATAGCAATATTATTTACAACTATTAATGGCTCATCTACCTCCTGTCCCCAAATCATGTCCGCATCTGCTAATTCTAATATATCAGCAGAATCTATATTATTAGCATAGTATTCAATATCTACATTATAGACTGGCGAGAAATCGCAATCTTTTAATAATTCGTTTGAATAAGATATAAATTTATCAACATTTGAATCAGGGATACTTAATCCAAGAGCATTATCATGACCTTGCGCAAGTGTGAAATAGCCACTATCTTGCGCCAATTGCTGCAATGACTCTACTCCAGCCGCAGGGTTATTGCGTCCAGAACCAGCCCACACCAGTTCTCCAGTTTCTTCATCAAATGTCTTATTCAGCAGCATCACAGGATGGCCATAAGAAGACATTAACTTATTCGCAATTAAGCCTGTAATAGATCTAGTTTCTTCTGTTGGTTCATCAAGTTTTACAAGCAATATCTTATTATCCAAAAGATGCTCTGTTTTAATCTGAAAATCAATGTTGTCTGCAAGAGTATCTCTCATTTTATTCTGCCTGTTTTTTGCATTATTGCAAATGCGGCAAGCCTGTTCGACAACAGTTTCCATTTCACCAGCCTTATGACCTCTTTTAATTGAAGGAACTAATGAATATGCTTTATGATTAAGAAATGACTCAAACAAAATTTCTTTTTCTTTTTGTGTACCAACTCTAGTGATTGCGTTTACTGCTGGAGCAATATACCAAGCAACCCCAGTTGGAGTGAGCTTCCCTTTCAATGAATATTCATTCTTTGCAACTATCGCTTTAATAAATGGATTTTCTATATTAGCCAATCCTTTATCAATAAGTCGTCTTGTTTCATAGTCTTTCAAAGGCATAACATCGGCAATAATACCTAATGCCGCAATATCCAAGAGTTCATCGGCAGTTGTTTTCTTATTTAATTCATCTATATAAGAGCAAAATTTATAAACCATGCCAACGCCACTTAATGATTTAGTTGGATAATTTTCATCAAGTTGGTTGTTTATTACTATGGCAAAAGGGCTATAACCAGAAGTATTATGGTGGTCAATAACAATAAGGGCAATATTGTTTTTACTAAGTTCTTCATGCTTATCATATTCTTCACTCCCCGCGTCTGGACATATTACTAATTGCGGTTTTCTTTCCATAATTTGGTCCATTAACAGACCATGACCCTTATCTTGGTGCATTCCCCAAGATAAGTGATTTACTGAAAAACCGGGAAAATTTTTATATAACCAATTGATTAGAAATGCCGAACTTGTATAACCATCGCAATCGCTATCTATATTTACAAAAATATCATGTTCCGCAAATATATGCTGTATTAAACAAGCTGCGGCTTCTTTCATATTTGTAATCGTTTCAGGTGGAATAATATCTTCATCTGTGGTATGTAAATAATGATATGGGTCTTCAATTCCCCTATTCTTTAAAACTCTATATAAGGCAGACCCAGCCTTATTTTCTTCATTTATTAATTTATATTGCATCTTATAGTATAATCCTCTCTTTATATAACTGTAAAAATTTTTCTAATCCATCATCAATGGGAGAATCTTTATATCCTGTTCTCATATTTTTATCAAATATGAAACTTATCTTTATATAATTTCCGTATTTATTATATAACTTTACCAAGTTCTTTTTTAATTTTTTAAATTCATCATCACCAATTTGCTGAAACTGGCGGTCAAGGGCAACAATAACTTCTTGAACCCCCAAGTCCATTAGAAGGTTCATTTGATAACCCGATATATTACTGCCGCAGCAGGCAACAGATATATCATTTTCATGCCCGAAATAAGATTGATATTTTAAACAAGATTTTTCACCTTCAAAAATAATTGCTCTATTGGACAAGGCTATATTTTTTTTAGCATTATTTAAGTTATATAAAGACATTCCAAGAGGATGATTATACATTTTTTTATTGATTATAATAGGACGATATTTACCATACATTTCACCATCTTCTTTGCTAAGTGTGCGGCCCCTCAACCCGATAAAACGATTATCTTTATCAAAATGAGGAATTGATATTTGATTTCCACCTGGATAGTAACCTATCTTATTAAAATCTATTACCTCTTGGCTAATACCTTCGTTTAACCAAGGCAGAATTTTTACATCGTAGTTAAGTACTTTTAGAATATCTTTATTGTATGCTTCTAGTTTTACATTATATTGTTTAATTTCAATCTGTTGTATTCTATCATATTTACTAAACACAGACCAGTCTTCTAATTGGTCGCTATCATCGTCCATAACGAACGAACCAGCGATACCAAATCTGAAAGCAATTAATCTAATAGCATCATTTAAGTTAATTCTTTGATTTTTTTGAATATCATATACTTTAATGGCAAGTTCAAATATGTCAAATGAATCATCGCCAGCAGTATATGATTTAAAAAGTCCACTGTTTTCATAGTAGTAGAGTTTGCGGCTGCCTTCTCCTGGCGGATTATGGTCAATAGTTTCTGCCAAGATACCGAAACTGGCATATTGGGGGTCACCACCCCACTCTAATAAAAGGTCGAATATGTCATTAGTCGTCAAGGCTTCTCTTATTTCTTGCTTGTCGTAATTTATCATGACTAATTCTCCGTTTATTCTGTATCAAATGCTCCACGTTCTACCTTAATTTGATAATCATCCATCTCAATTAACTGATAACGCCAGTCTGTTGCGAATATTGGATTAACTCTACATGTTCCCAAATCTGCTTTACACCATAAGTAGATACCTTTGTATTGACCTCTACGGTTTTTATAAATAGACAATTTTAGATTTGGCTTTTCATATACATTCTGTCTCAAAATAGCCTCTAATGAGTCAGTATCTTTTTGAGTTACTGGTAGAAGAATACTACCATAGTCAATCTTATCCGCAATTGCTTTGGCGCCACGCAGTAAATTCTGGTCAGGAGTTTCAGACTCTTGATAATCAGCATTTAACTGTGTAGCAGACTCGATGAAGATACCATATTTATTACAAATATCTTTCAACCTAATTGATAACATGAATAGTACGTTATCTTCTCTTAATCTTACCCCGCCAGAACGACGAGTAACTTCTTCCAAAATTTTCATTGAGGTATGAATATAATCATGGAAAACATATTTTATATTATGTTCTCTAATACCTTTTTTAATTCTATCTTCAACATCTTGAAGAGAAAAGTCAGGAAGTTCTTCTACATAAATAGGAGAGTTCTTTAAGATTTCTGCGGCCTTACGGACACGCTCAACTTCATCTCCCTCATACTGATTACTAATAATATGTTCTTCATTTACAGAAGATAAGAAAGCAAGCATCATTGTTTGAATTTCTTCTAGTTCCTGTTCAGTAGAGATATATAAGCAAGGTTCCGCAATTCCATTTCCAATCCAACCTAGCATATCATCATAAATCATATCTGTGCCAATATAACAGCAATCTGCAATCATAGAACGAGATTTACCAACGCCAGTAGGTGCTGAACGAAGATAAAACTTTTTAAGTCTTGCGCCACGAGTAACTCTATTGATGAACTTACCATATAATGGTGAACCCACTTCTGGATATGTCATTAACCTATCAATTAAGGCATCAATACCTTCACCGGCCTGGTGCGTATCTCCAAAAGTATCGCTAACGCATTCAAGGCGAATTGAATCGACAATTGCATCTACTTTATCCGCAATATCTGTTAAACTCATATTGTCTAACTGTTCTTCTTGCAATTGCAGTTTTTTGGTATCAATTTCATCAGGATTGTAGATAAAATTAACATCAATACCATATGAGTCATAGGCTCTTAACAGAGTCATTTTCTTCATTCTACTATAGTAGAAATCAAAGGCTGACGGGATGGCTTTCTCTGCTGCACTTTTTAGCCATTCTTCACCTTTGTTTACTGTAAAAATGGCTTCGCTTTTTGGTTTTGTGGATAAGAAATCGCAAATACTCTCTATCGAAATAGAGGTAGCTCCAAGTTCATAAACTTTATAAATAGCACCAAAGACTACTCTATGAAAATCTGATACGAAATCTTCTTCTGTAATTACATATTTATCTGTTTCTTCAAGTAATTGTGGTTTTATAAACACACTTCCAATAACCTGAACGATTGCAACTGTATCTAAATACTTACTCGCCATCAATACTCTCCTCATCTAAAAATGTAAATCCAAGTTTGCGGCGACGCTCCTCGCGTTGCGGCTCTGGAATTGTTATTTCAATTACTTTTGTCTCGGGTATTTCTAAAATTTTCGCTTCATTTTGCTGATTTGCCAACCATATTGAATACCAATATTTATAGGCTTTATCATACATATATGGGACAATACCAATAGAACCATTGCCTTTTTCTATTGGTTCTTTCTTTATTTCATATACATATTTCATTGTGCGCTCTATCCCTGAGAAAGAAAAATTATTTTTCTCATGGTAAGATTTCGCTAGTCTTAAAGTTTGGTTATAATTAAATAATTTACCATATAATTTCGCGCAATACTCCATTAAATGGTCTAAATCTTTTTCATCTTGGGATTTTGCGGCCTCTCGCTTTTCATAACAGTCTTTATGAGCATACCAGTTGCTTTTTCTAAAAAATTCAACTGTATTGGTATCAAATGACTTGCCGCAAATTCTACATTTTACTATATGTGGTTTTACCATGCAGAATACTCCTTTATATTATTATATCATAATTAAAGAAAAAAGTCAAGCCCTTTACGCTTGACCTTCTCTCTTAAAAGTTAAACAACCATATAAATCATCTGCTGTCAATGACAAGAAATCATCAATTGATAATGAAGCATATTTATCATTGGCTACTAATGCCGCAACAGGATAATCATAATCATTTTCTTGAAATTCTACCAATACTGGTAAATCCCCATATAGTTCTTTATATTCGGTTAACTGTTCTATTACTTCAGAAAGTTTTAAAGATTTTTCTTTTAGAGCGTCTGTATAATTCATTACTTAACAAGAGTGTCTTTAATTTCGCCAACAATTAAGTCAATGAATTCAGCCTGGTCTCTGGTTGTTTCAGAAACCTTCTTACCCTTGCCAAGATACTTATCTACAATCTCAGTAATCTTAGGGCCATTACTTGGGTTCTTTCTCATTAAGTCCCCAGTAATTTTCTGGAATTCATTCATAAGTGCATCATAATCGTAAGTTGGAGCAATTACATCTGCAACTCGTTCCTCTGTAACAAACTTATTGTTAGTTTCAGCGGCTTCTCTATCAATCGCCTTATTAAGAGCATTAACCAAATCTTGATAACTAAATGGAATTTCTGGTTCAATATATTTAAATCTACAACCAGTATCTACACTACCGTCAAGAGAACGAAGAATTAATTTTCTTTCTCCATTTACAATATCCGCACATGCGAAGATATCAGCCATTCCTTTAACAATTTCATTAACACTTCTTTGTGCTGTTGGAACCATCTGATTATATTCAGTTCCATCTTTACGCTTGAAGGTTTTATCAGCAGAGTGCGAAATAAAGCAAACTGCATATCCAAGCTGAGTAATTGTTCGGAAAGAATCTTCAAATTCCTTCTTATATTTACTCCAACCATTGGTACTCCAACCGCCATCACCAATATTTTCAATTCCTAACTGATTACAAATATATTTTTCGCAAAGTGCAGCCGCAATATCTACTGTATCAATGATTACAGATTTATAAACTGCCTGAACTTCTGGCTTTTTAAGTTCTCGAAGAACTTGTTTGAATTCACCCCAAGTTGTAATATCTTGTGCGATTACTCCAGGAAGAGCATTATAACCTCTTTCAAAAGCAAGAATTAGTGCTCCTGGAAACTGGCTTCCAAAGGTAGTTTTACCTACCTTTGGAACACCGTAGATATATGTAATATATCCAGATAAATCACGCGATACTTTATGAGGTTCAAGATTTAATAGATTTATCGCCATGATTTACCTCCAATTAGAAATTATAATCTTCGTTTTTAGGTGCGGCAGGAGTTGCCTTTGCGGTCTTAGTATTACCGATTGCGTTACCCTGAGAAGCCTTATATTCATCTCTACGCTGTTTTAATTCAGCCAAGGTATTTTCACGGGCCTGAGCCGCAGCCTTCAAATCTTCAAATGTAATTGTTTCTTCAAGTCCAAATTCATATGGTTCAGATGCTGCCCAAGTAACAACATAGTCTCTATTGGAACTCTGAACTTCTCTTACAGAATCATCTCCAAACGCAGATTCTTCTCTAATATATCTTGTAATCTGTTCTGATACAATCTGACCTCTAACCTTTGTAAAGACAGGTGTCTTAGGTGAGGCATCAAGGCTAAGGAAGTAATCAATCGCTTTTGGATTGATTGCGGAGAACTCAACAGGCATCATGTCTTTTCTGAAATTGAAAATTCTACCATCAATGATTGCCTTTGCAGGAGTAATTACATTACCACTGTCATCCTCTACCGCATCCTTTTCTCTGACGCCAACAATTACAATATCAGTTTCAAATGTGCTTCTCTGATTTTCATTTTCACTGATTGACTGCGCTACGTGGACAAATCCACCCTCATTTCTCTTAACAGAAACAAGTTCTTCTGCACCACTTCTGTCTGAATAGAATTCATTCAAACCAATAGCAGAGTCAATTCTTAACTTTGCGGCATTATCACCAACTTCTGGGTCTGTATAGCAACCAATCTTACCATCAATAATGTTCTTTAATGTAGTAAAGGTTGCATTTTCTTTACCGCTTGCAGTCACTGCTGTTACATATGTAAAGTGAACTGGAACGATATTTGTCTTCTTGTCGTTTGTTGCTACATCAATTGTACCTGAAATAAATTCTGTTCCAGGCTTCTTTGAGTTTGGTCCAGATACCTTAAGTTCAAGATTGTGCTGATACAAAATACCTTCAATTCTTGTTGAATTTATTAGTTTTGCTTTCATCTTTCTTTTTCTCCTTAATCAATTTTATAATTCTTACCTTTTTCGCTTAATGTATATATAACAGGGTCTTTACCAATTTTTTCAGCAAATCCATCATTTACAAGTTTTCTTAAAGTGCCCGATACGGCTCTTGAAGAAATACCGAGACCTTCAGCAATATCTTTGGATTTTGCCATTTTAACATTGTTATCTTGCATATACTTTAAAACGACTTTTCCATTATCTGTAATCTCTGGCTTAGAAGTATCTTCACCAGTTCTTAAGATTTCAAGGTATGCTTTTACATCTTCTGTCATAATACTTTTTGCATAATCTTCATTGTGTGAAATTAAATTATCAATAAAACTTAAAAACTCATCCTTCATTATTTAATTACCTTTCAATCACTGTAATTATATTATATCAAATTTTTTATTAAAAGGCAACTTCATGGTCAAAAATGAGTTGCTCGGCATATGGTAAGGTATGCGCCCACTCAATAAATGCATTCCATTCAACCAG